TTGACCTTCAGCACCTGACTCAGTGTCTTGTTTGTTAAATCCAGGCTTGAATTTTAATTTCTGTAGCATATAAATCGTTATATAATACTTATATAAATAATGAAAGACTCAATATTATAATGGATAAGACCGTAAATATCACTAATTTTATTGGCGTATACGATGGATATATTACAGAAAAAATGTGTAAGGACGCTATCCATTTATATGAAACAGAGGATAAATTTAATAACACATTTAATAGAATGACGTTTGAAAAATCAAACGTGTTAAATAAACAAGATCAACAGCTTTTTTTAGGTAGTGGTAACCTTGATGTATGGTGGGAGTCTTGTAAACCTTTAATGATAAATTTTGACATGGCTTGGAAACATTATTTAAAAAATACAGGAGCAGACGCTGCTTATGATGGTGGTCCTTTTCATTACACTGTAACAAAAATTCAAAAAACTTTACCTACCGAAGGATATCATGTTTGGCATATTGAACATAACAAAGGCTATAACAATGAGCCTAGAGCTTTTGTTTATTCCGTATATTTAAATGATGTAGAAGAGGGAGGAGAAACAGAGTTCTTACATTTTTCTAAAAGAATTAAACCTAAAACTGGTAGAATAGTTATTTGGCCCGCAGGTTTTCCATACGTTCATAGAGGTAATCCACCATTATCAGGTGTAAAATATATATTAACTTCGTGGATGATGTTACGATGATGAATAGGATGTAGGTCTTGCACCTAATCTAGCTATTTTATCTGCTTCACTTTCTGTAGGATTTCCTTCTTCATCTACAAGATTATTGTTATCCCAATCAGATTGTAACTGAGCTAAATGAGCTGAGTCCCATCTATTTGTAAACTCTGAAAAGTCTCCTAAATCAGCATCTTCCCAAGTAGAGTGAGGAGTTTCGTCTCTGTATTCTACAGTATCACTTGGATTAGATGTTCCATATTGAATAGCCCAAATATTATTCCATTTAGCTAATCCCCAAAAATCATTATCAACAATATCATATGCAGTTTTAGCTGCATCACCGCTTTGTTTAATTATTTTTTTATCTTCGAAAACTACTGTCCATGTTGCATTTGTTGCCATAATTTCTCCTACGTCTTAATAATATAAATAATTGTTAAATATGGTTGTATAACAGAAGTTGCATCACCTGAAAAAGTTGCACTTAAATTATGCTGGTGTCCTGTTCCACTACCTTCATTGTTCATGTTGTTATATGTTCCAGTTGGAGACGGGAAACCATCACCAATATTAGATCCTTGAAGTGGAGCTTGTGGAGTAGTTGTAGTAAACGTGTGTTTGTGTGATGCTAGTTGTGCAGTTGATAAAGTTGCATTGGCTGTTGAACCTCCAATGTTTCCAGTTGATGTTACAGTGTTAGCCCCACCCGTTGATGCTAAAGCTTTAGTTCCAGATTTACCCATTGCAACGTTATCTTGCAAGTCTGGTAAATTAAAAGTTGATGCACCATCTCCAGCTCCATAAGTTGTACCTACGATTGCAAACAATGCAGAATAAGTTGATCTTGAAACCGCTGCACCATTACATTCTAAGAAACCTGTTGGCACTGATGAAGAAGACCACGGCACAATAGTAGCCGTAGGAATTCCTTCGATACCTGTAAGGTTTGCTCCGTCGAAATCGTATCTTGTTGCTTCGTAATTTGACATCTATTATTTCTCCTTATACGTCCAACCTGTTGTTGCATCTCCTGAGAAGACTAAACAAAAAGCTGCGCCTTGTGTATTGACCACTAGATCTGATGCTGCGTTAGCTATATTAGATCCATTTCTACCAACAGTCAATGCGTTAGAATTAAAATCGTAACCTTGGTCAACAAATGAAACTTCATCTCCTGTAGCAGGTGAAGCTGGAAGCGTAATTGTTACTCCTCCACCATTTGTATTTACCAAAAGTTGAGCACCAGCTTGTACTGTTTCAGCTGCAGAAACTACTCTCCAGTTTCTTTGCTCAGATAATTTTACAACATTAGTTCCATCAGAGTATAATACATAGTTATTTCCTTCAGCTAAAAGAACACCTGTACCTGATGATGTTTTAAAAGTTAAAGTGTTTCCTGCATGATCACATGCATTTTGCACGTTATAAACTTTTTCAATTGAATCTGGAATAGATACTGTTCTGTTAGCTGCTAAAGTTCCTGTTAATTTAATAACATCATTTTTACCATTTGATAAAGCACCATTTGTAAAAGTTAAAGATCTGTTAGCGTTAGTTAAGTTGAAAGTTGTAAAGCCACCAATAGCTTGTTCTAAAATAAGTAAGTTTGTATTTGTAATTTGACCCCAAGTTCCCGAGTTTTCACCGGTTGCTTGTACTGTAAGTTTTAGGTTAGCAGATGTAGAATTCGCCATTTTTTAATTCCTTATACGTTCATTTTATTAAAAATAAGAGTTTGTGTCAAACTCATTATGCAGCCACCTCTTGCCATCCTGGAGGTGTTATAGGCGCTGAACCTGTGTTAACTTCGTTCCAGATTAAAGCACTACCAGATCCTTCATTCATAGTCAAGCTTAAACCTGTGAGCTGAATATCGATATGAATGTTAACAGAAACTGAAGCTAATTGATTGTTTAATGGGAAACCTGTAGGTACAATTTCTTGACCAGGAACACCCACAGCCGTTCCTAAACCAGCTGTCATCGCAATTCCTGAAGGAGTTGCGCCTGCACCAGCTTGACCTAAAGCCGTTCCTAAATTTGCAGTTATTAAATTTCCCGTAATAGAAGCATCTGGCGCTGGATCTACAATACCAAGAGTTGCTTGTGCAACATTTAAAGTATTAAGCGTTAAATTAGCATTACCGGTCATTCCTAATGTTCCGGCAGCAGCTGTCATTGCGATACCTGTTACATCAACATTTGCAAATTGACCTTCAACTCCCCACGCATTTACATTCCAACCTTGTCTTCCCCAACCTGTTTGGTTAAACGCGTCTATAGTTCCAAGACCCATAGACATTGCATTACCAGTAGCCATTGCATCAGGACCAGCGTCTGCTGTTCCTAAACTGTTGGTCATTGCTATACCTGTTGGAAAAACAGTATTTGTAATTTCAATTCCTACAGAGGAAATATTAGTTGTAATAAGTTGATTATTATTTGTGGATGGACCGGTAGATACATCAATTGATGCTACGACATTTCCTAAAGTAGCTGTAACGGCATCACCAGGAGCTATAAGATTTCCTGCAATACCCCAAGCAAAATCATTCCAGCCAGCTCTACCCCAACCAAGATTAATTTCACCAACAGTTGTTTCGTCACCTAAAGATGCAGTGAAGGCGATACCCGTAAGTGTAAAAGTCGGGTCTGCTAAATCATTCCATTGGTTCTGACCCCAAAAGCCGCTACTCCAAGTTCCTGATCCACTCATAGGAGGTTACCTCCTACGATTAACCAGAGATCCTTAGAATCGCTGCTGTTGATGTATTAGCTGGAAACTGAATTGTGAAAACTCCAGATGTAGCTGTTTTATCTGCTCCAAAATCTAAAACTGCCACCGCTGAATTTGAGAACGATGTGTTATAGATTAAAGCTCCTCTAGCAGTAATAGTAACGTTCGTAAACGATCTGTCTGCGAAGTCACATCTTGCTACACCAGCTGTGATTGAAGTTGCTAAGTTAACTAATTTTCCACCACCTGCTGTGTATTGTCCAGAGTTTGGAACTTCATGAGTAGGTGAGCTAGTTAACAAAGAAGTTGTAGCTGAGTTTAGAGTTGCTGAAGAAGTATAAAGAGCTATTTTAAAAATATCACCAGCTGGTGCTGCAGTAAAATCCTGATCACCATCTAATAATTGTTTTTTAAAAGAGTTTGCAATTGCTTGTGTTATAGCCATTTTATTTTTCTCCTATTTTCCTATACGAGGAACACCTGATTGATATTCATCTCGTCTTCTTCTTCCCATTTGTTCTATTGAGAAGCCTTCTATTGCTTGTTTATACTTTCCTTCGTATAATTGCAAGAGATCATTTGGCCCCTTTAAAAAACTATATGCCTCAATCAGACATGCATACAAAAGTCCATTGGGAAATTGCAGACTTAAATATGTAGTAGGAACTGTACTCGATAATCCATCAGGTTTCAAGATATAATTTAATTGAATTGTGTAAGTAGCATCTGGAGTAGGGGCCACGACTATGGTGTCCTCATCCCAATTACTATAGTATTTAGGTACCCCTTGTGAATTTAAATTATTAAATTCTGACATAAAACTAGTATCTCTGTATTGTAAAAAATCTCTGTTATCAGCTACCCCCACACCGTCAGAGTCTACTATTTGAGCTGATCTAATAACTAATAAATTATCAGGGGTATCTATGAATCTTGTCCCTGCAATTAATTGAGCAGTCACATATCTTCTGTTATTATCAGAATCCACATCTCTTAAAATCCTAAATTCTGCATCTTGAATAAATCCATTTACAATTGTATCAGTCAAAACTGTACTCGTAACTTCTGTGTAATCTCTAATTTTTTGTACTAATTCTGTATACGTCATGTTATACTTACCGTAACCTCTCCTACATTAATTTGTGCTTCTCTTCTGCTATTTACTTGTCCAGGATCTTCAGCCACCATACTATTATTATTTAAATCTGAAAAGGCAAAATCTCCAGGTAGAGTTAAATTAGCCACCATGTTTCCACCACCGATCTGATCAGATGGAAAACGTTGTGGTCTTGCCTGTTCTAATCCCTGTGGATCAGCCACAAAAGGTTTTGGTTCTAATTGTGGTTGTTTCTTTTCGTATTCTGATATGTGAACAAAAGCGCCATTCCATTCTGTAACCATTTCTCTCCAAGGAAATGCTTGACCACTTCTATCTGATATTGCTAATGCGTATTTACCTTTTGCAAACTTTGCCATTATATCTCCGGATAATAAGTTTTAGGTGAAATAAAGACGCTAGCAGCTGACCCATCTTCTTGTAACGCTCTCTGTAATTCATCTTCATAATACAGTTTCATTTCTTGAGTTCTTTGTGGAGCTTTTTTCATAGAGATATAATAAGATAAACCTGCACACATACATGGTACAAATCTATTAACTACATCTGCTTCGTTGGTATATTTCCCTGCATCTTGTATTCTTTTTACGTAATAAAAATAAATAAATTTACCAGCCTGTGTATCACCTGGTGTTAGATATAAAGTTATTGTAACCTTATCAATAAATCTTTGTACAAAGTATTGTGATGGTTGCCCTGTAGAACTTTTATTTGAAAAGGCTTGATATTGTGATCTGTTAATTTTTGATAGTGGTGTATCTACATCACTTTCGTTTCTGA